GAATTTCCTAAATTATCAGAACTACCCATATAAACAAATGGGCTTCATGTCTGACATTATTCGTGGCACTCCGCTGACTCAGACTGGCTCTTCTATATATCAGGCTCCTCCAACTTTGATGCAAAACATGATGAGTCTTGGGCTTGGTGCTTATGGATTAAATCAACTTGGAATTGGTAAAGCGGAAGGCGGCGAGGTAAAGAGTTACGCTAGAGGCGGTATTAGTGATAGCGTAATGAGCCCCGGTTTCAAGCGCTATGCCGTAGACCACATTGACCCACGCCAGTTACCTACAGCGCAACAAAACGCATTTGCACGAGGTGATAGAGAGACTGCTGACTTTGCTACAGACGAGATGCTAATAAATAATGCAATCCGTCGTGGCGCTGGTCTTGCTGCTGCATTCACACCTCAAATGGCTGATCATGTAGTGCGCGCCGCAGGTGGTGGCATTTTGGCGTTCAAAGATGACGGCCTTGTCAACACCTCAGAAGAAAACGCTGGCTATACAACCGAAGGTAGTTCTGGTTCTGGTAACGACTTTACGGATGTACAAATAGCGCAACTAGCCGCTATGGGCGGCGATAACACTGTTGAAATGGGTAACAAGGGTATTTACGCCGATGCGTCAAATGCTGCTTTGCGCACTGCAAGAGAAATACAAAGTTTGCAGTTTCAAGGATATACCCCAGAACAAATTAATAAAATTATTAAAGACAGATACGCTTTAGAAGAACAATTAGCAGGACCTTCTCCATACAGTGCCGCGTTAGCTAATCTTAAAACCGCAGAAACTGATCGTTTAACTGCGTTGCAACAAGGCAAAGGTCTTGCTGCGTTAGAAGCAGCGGGCGCTGTTTTACAGCCCGGGGGAACAATGCGTGGCCTCGGCGCTGCGGGTTCTGCATTTGCTAGAACATACGGGCAAGTGTTGCAAGCCGACCGTCAAGAGAAACGTGCTCTTGCTAATATGCAATTTAATATTACCGATGCGCAACGTAAAGAACGTATGGGTATGACTAAGAGCGCTATAGAGTCTGCCGTAGCTGCACAGAAAGATAAAAAAGATGCGTATACGGCTAACCTTAACAAGATGAAGGCTATAGGTGATATTCAAGCCAAGATTGCTACGGCTAATCGTCCAATTAGGATTGGTGGTAGTGGCGGCGAAAAATTGCCGCAGGTAGATCGTTTGGCAGGGCAGATTGCTAATCAAATTGTTGACTTAAAACAGAAAGATCCAAACGATCCGCAAATTAAAGTCTTGGAATCTAAACTTGCCGGGCTAAAAGATGTAATGGCCGCAGCTAAAATTTCTGATGTTGGACCCGGCAAAACTAGTATTGAAACCAGCAAACTTTTGGCGGGAGCGGCTAAAGACGCTGCTGACGCAGCGCGTAAATCGGCAAACATGCAAATTTCTTCAGAAGGTTTACTTGGCGATAAATCTCCAAAAGCTGCTGCGCGTGTAAAAGAAATACGTGCTGAGAAATATAGAGAAGAACTTGGTAAACGCACAGGAGTATTAGGCAAATCTATTGACGAAATAATTACCGAAACTGGTGGTATACCTAGTTTTGAGGATAGCGCCGCACCAGCAAACAAAACTAAAGGTGGGAGTGGTACAGTAACCCGTAGTAACTTCTAAAGACTATGGCACGCGACATTACCGTAACCTTTGACGACGGCTCGTCTCACGTCTATGAAAATGCCCCTGATAGTATTTCGTTTGATCAGGCGTTAGAAAGAGCCAAAACCGATTTCTCTGACCGAGGAATTACGCACATAGACGGTGGGCGTAAAACCCCCCGTAAAGCTGACTTGTCTGCGTTACCTACGGGAACCGCAGGTGTAAGCATGGGCGAAGCGGAAGCGGAACCTACAAGCCCCGCGCCGACTGGAAAGTCAATCTTTGAACGCGGCGTCAAGATGGAGCCGCCGACTGTCGATTACGAAAAGAACTTGGAGACTATGCGCCGTAGCGGTAGTCCTGAGTCGATTATGTTTACGCCCGGCCGTCAGCGCGAAGCTGTAGAACAGCAGATTATGCGGGGGCAAACCCGCCAACAAAAGGCGCAAGAGGCCGCAGCAGCTAAGGCCGCAGAACAGGCTACTACTAGAGATTTTTTACTTAAGCGTCAGGCAGAGGCAGAAGGCTATGGTTTTGGATCTGCTGCACAAGATATTGCGGGAGCGCTAGAAAAAGGCGTTGTCGGGCTGGGGCAGGCAGGCGTTGGTCTAGCACAACTTGCTACTGGATGGATCCCAGAAGACCCAAATATTAACCCCCTACAGCTCGGGCAGTGGGGCAAGATGCTCGATAAGCTTGGGTATGACCCTGAAGCTACTAACCGCTTTCTAACCGGACTGCAATCTCCACAGATGCAGTTGCAACTAGAAGAAGTTGAAAAGACAAAAGGATTTTTTAATACTCTTGGTGCTTTAGCCGTTAACCCATTGGCGCTCTTAAATAGCATCGTAGAGTCGCTTCCCGGAACTATTGGCGCAGGTGCGGCTGGTGGGCAATTCGTTCGTTATCTTGGTGGTAAGGCTGCGGCAGAAGCCGAGACTCTAGGACTTAAAGGGCTTGCGGCTCAGAAATACGTTACTGATAAGGTAAAAGAAAAAGCGGCTCAAATTGCTGGCGCCGCAAGCGCCGCCGAGGGCGCACAAACTGCTGGCTCTATTGCAGATCAAGCACGCGCTGCTGGTAGAGACTGGGATGAATATGTAGCACCTGCGTTGGCTGCTGGATTAGGAACTGCGGCTATTGGCGCTGTGTCTGGAAAGATAGCGACAAATCTAGGTATTGGTGACATTGAAACTGAAATTGCTGCGCGTTCTGCTGGAATTAAGGGCGTTGGCGTTGGTGCAAACCAATCGTTCTTGCGTAATGTGCGCAACGAAATGGTTAAAGAAGGGATATTTGAAGAACTTCCTCAAGGCACGCAAGAACAGATATTTACCAATTTAGCAACTGGTCGTCCTTGGAATGAGGGTGTACCGGAAGCGGCAGCACAAAGTTTAGCGGCTGGTGTAGGTATGGGTGGAGGTCATGCAGTACTAGCACGCGCGTTGGGTCGCACTGGTGAAATAGTAAACGAACAGGCTACTAAGTTAGCCGATAGCATTGCCCGCAAGGGGCTACCAATGACTACCGAGGAGTTGGCTCGGTCTAAAGGATTCTTACGTACAAAGAAAACTGCTGACGAACTTATAAATGATCTGTCCACTATTGGCGACGAAGATAAGTTGGAAGCCGAGCGTGCAGACGCCGATAGGTTAGAAGCAGAACGTGAAGCCGCCGCCGAGCGCGCTGCAATTCAAAACGTAACACCAATAACCACTACAGAAGAGGAAGGCCCAGAGCCTCCTGATATCTTTGCACCAAGACCAGCAGCGGAGAAAGCTGCGGAAAAAATTGAAGCCGCACCTGCGGTAGAGCCAGAAAAACCTAAACCTGCTATTCAAGTTAGCCGCTATAACGACGGCACATTTGGGTTGGATTGGTTAGACCGTGGCGGGCGTCCAGCGCTCGAGCGTACGTTCCCCACTGAACAGGCTGCACGCACAGCAGCGGAAGCAAACTTTCCCGGAGAACCAATTCAAGAAGGGGTTTACAACCGAGAAACCAAACAAACCGAAATAGCGCTACAAACGCCAACAGAAGAAGTGACCGTTCCGAGCAAAGCGCCATCAACTGCGCTTGTGCCTGTGTCTGGCGAAATTGCAAAACAAATCAAATCAGAAAACCCATCTAATGGTATAGATATAGATGATTGGGTTGATACAGATAGTCCTACTGGGTTGTGGGAAGGTGGTAGCTACTATGCAGGTACACCAAATAAATATGGTGGCCCGACTGATCTTGTACCAATTACTAATCTTGAAGAAGCTAAAAATGCCGAGGCTAATGGTAAAGCCATTTATGCACTAAGTAAACCTGAACAACAAACAGTACCTGAATTAGAAAAACAGATTGCCACGCTGAAAGGCGAACGCAATAAACTGTTGTCACCAACAGGACGTGAGCCAAAACCCGGTACCAAAAAGCGTGCTCAATGGGATCAGCTTACCCGCAAAATGGACGATTTGTGGGGGCAAATTACAGCTATAGAGTCAGGTAGAGTGGCGCCAGAAGCCCCGCTACAACTAACAAACGAGCCTTTTACTATTGAGGGTGAGGTTCGCGTAATAAATGAAACAAAAACCAAAGACGAGTTTGGTAATTCTGTTACGCAAATAGAATTTTCTAACGGGGCTACGTATGAAATTCAGCGTATGAATTCAGCTGAATCTATGGGGCTACCCGGATGGCATGATGCAAACGCCACCACTACGACCAGCTTTATTGCTAATACAAAAGAAGAAGCAATTAAAGAACTTGTTCGGCGCGAAACAGAAAAACAAAAAGCCCCGTTACAACTAACAAACGAGCCTTTTACTATTGATGTAGAAGCACGCGTCGTATCTGATGCAGTAAACAGCGCGCTATCGCCTTTAGAACTTCAGAAACTTACAGCGCACTATGGGGCGTCCTCTAACTCTGAAAAGTTTCTTTCTCGTGTTAAAGAAGACATTGTTCGTTTTGCTAACGAAGGTGCAAGCGCTGTTGCCTCAAACATCAGAGACATCATCAAAAAGCTGCACGCAGCTGTGCTATCGGCAGCGATTATCTTTAATCCGACAAATGCTAGCGTCCCAGAGTTTATAGCCTACCCAACTCAGACAGTTACTTACCAAGAGCAGATATATGCTGACCTTCCGGCGGGGACGGAAGAAATGTCGGAAGGCGGTAAACAGGCTTACCGCACGCTCTATCCAGTAGTAAAAGATCGCATAGAGCGCGACAACAAGTTGTTTACGGTAGTAGACAAGCCGACTTCACATACGTATATTTTTGGTCCTGACGGCAAAATTATTTTACGCACAAAGACTTTGCTGGGCAAAGCGTATGGCGACTTCTATAAAGGCAACAATGATCTGCCTCAGAATCGCATAACTCCCGCAGGGTTTTTTACTTTCGGTTTACGTGACGCTACGCGTAGTCCCGGCGAAGCAAGAACTGCTGGGGATTATGATTTTAAAAAGGTCTTTGTACTAGATAAAGTAATAAGTGGCGAATACAGCGTCACTATGTTCCATTCAGTTTGGTTGAATGAGACAGATGCTGCAATGCGCGCCCGTGCGATAGCTAGTGAAGATCAAACCGACTCGCGCTATTCATTTGGGTGCGTCAATGTAAATAAGCAAACTTTTGGCTATTTAGTAAACAACCACTTACAGCAGATGGATGGCTCGCCGCTGTTCATTGTGCCGGATGATCCCGCAAATCTTGCAACTATGCTATCTGGTAAGCAAGAGAACCGCGATGGATTAGAGCGTAATACGTTTACTCCGCCGACTAAAGATGTAGTTGAAGAAATACCACCGCTACAAGATGAGCCCGCACCGGACCCACAGCAGCTTGCTTCTATGGAAGGCGATCGTCGCCGTGACATATTTAAGAGCATTGTTGAGGTTGCAACAACCGCAGCTACCAGCATACCTATTGACATTGCCGACTTTGTCAAAACAAACATGGCTGGGGTTGCACAGCTTGTTAAGTTGTTCCAAGACGGTAAGTTGTCGGCAGAAGACTTTGCTGGTCAGATGTTGCGTTTCCAAGAACGCGTTGCTCAACAAACACTAATCAAACGCAATCAGATAAACCAGCGTATGCGTGGTTTCGGTCGAGTCGTTAAAGCACTGGAAGATGCTAAGAAAGCGGGACGCATCAGCCCCGAGACCGCCGACTTCGCTATTTGGTTCTTATCTAAAAATCCTGCGATGGCTTCCAATCTTGGTATCAAGATTGCAATTCCTGAGAATAAAAAAGTCCAAGCTGAGATGGCGGGTACCGCAGGGTTCTATGTTCCATTTGAAGAATTAGTCCGCATCTTAACTAGCAAAGATGCAAAAACTGGTCAGTACTACGGTACTAAGGCTGATGTTGCTGTTCACGAAATCCTGCACCACCTTGAGCGCATGTTGCCTGACGATGTTCGTCGTGCTATCCGTAAAGAGTGGGGAAAGCAAATTGCCGCAGAGCTAAAGAAAGCCAAGGCCGAGAACGATACGAACAAGGTTAACTACTTAACGCTTATTTTGGTTGCAAACTCTACAGGTTCATCTGCGGCGTATAAAGCTGCGGAAGAAATGCTAACCAGTGGTGAAGTACCAATAAACCTGTATGCGTTATTCAACCCATCTGAATTCTGGGCTGTTCGTGGTTCTGGGTTACTAGCTGGACGTTATGGTGCTGGCACCCGCTTTGCTAAAGTTAAACAGTGGATGCGTGAGTTTGTACAAGCGCTCAAGTCCATATTTGGTATGCAGAGCGATCACCCTATCATTCAGGGACTTGAGGCTGTAATCCGAGGGGATGGCACGTTTGTAACAAATGAGCTTCTACGCGAAGGTATCTACGAAGTTCCTGCTAAACAAGTTACACCAAAAGGTCTACACCCCGATGTAGCAGCCGCGATAAACCGCAATGACATTAGCGGTGCACTACGTGCGTTAGCACAAAATACTTCTGGACTGTATTCGGTATTAGCAAGCCGACTTGCCGAACTAAATTTACCTACATCGATTGCGTTTGATAACGCTCGTGAGTTAATCCGTCAGTCTATAGATTTAAAGACAGCCGATGCGCAGGTACAACTGTTTACTTATGTACGCCGTGCATTCCCTGACGTCTACAACAAGTACTTTACTAACTACGATAAACCAGAAAGTTTAGAAAAAGTCTACGAAGGACTTAAAGTTTTAGAGAGTTCTAAATACGACACTACACCGCTGCAAATGCAGTTGGCTGCTGTACGTGCAAGTTACGATGAAAACATGCCCGGGCTAAAACGCTCTGGTATGTTCGTACCAAGCCTTGATGCTATATCGCTAAATAGCAAAGGACCGTTTGGATTAAAGAACCGTGTGTTGTTGCATGAAGTTGTTCATGCAGCTACAGAATACATGATCCGTAACACACGGTTGCTTAATGATCGACAGCGCGAAGCAGTTACTGATTTGTACACCATGTTCTATTACGCCAAGGACAAACTCGGCGGTACGTACTACGGGTTTACCGACATCTACGAGTTTGTAGCGGAAGCACTTACTAATCCAGACTTCCAAAATAAATTACGTGGTGTGCCATATAAAGCGGTTAGGTCATCTATATTTAACGGCTTCATACGCTTTGTTATGAAGCTATTTGGTAGTGGAAATGTTGCTTCTGCTGCAATGAAGCAAGCTAATGAAATTTTCTCTGCTGAGCGTTCTGAAGATATGAAGCGTGGACCCCTACGTTTTGCTCCTCCAAAAAGAATGCGATATAAGAGGGGGCCACTTACTAGTACTTGGCGTGCGGCAGAAGACGTAATGGTCAAGTTCAGCGACATGCTTAAAGCGTCGATTACAAGTTTCCCAGAAGCGGATAAATTTTATGCAAATCTGCGCCGTTCAGCAGGGTACATGGCGCGTATACCGCATTTGCCAGTTTTAGGTCTTACCATGATGAAAGGGGAGGTTGAAAGAAGTATCCCATTCTTAGGTACGGCAATATCAATTAGCAACAACATGACCTCCTACCGTGGACGCATGATGCACGAGGCATCGACCATATTAAATAAGTGGGCGGAGATGCAACGTAGGCGTCCAGAACAATCTCGACTCATGTCGGCGATCATGCTTGAAGCTACGATTCAAGGCACCGAGGTGGATCCTTTAGGTCCCGGTTATGTAAATCCTGCAACAGCCAAACCAAATGAAAAAATAGCACACCCAAAACTTGAGGCTGCATGGAATGGTCTTGATGGTGACTTCCAACAGTTATATAGAGAGGTTCGCAACTATTACACAGATTTATTGAAGGCCACCATACGTGAGATGAAGTTGCGCGTCTTGAACAGCGGTAAAACTTCTGCTGAAAAGAAAGCATTAATTCGTAAGATTGATATGCAGTTTGGTATGGAGTCGTTTAACAGACCCTATTTCCCATTGCGTCGTTTTGGTGATTTTTGGTTCCAAGTTACTTCTAATGGGTTCTCTGAGTTTTATACCTTTGAAAGTCATTTGGAAAGAGATGCAGCTTACGATAAACGATATGAACAATTAATGGCTGGAAACGTGAAACAGCAAGAAGCTGCTGCTAGCATGAAAGCTGGTAATCAAATATCAACCATGTACTCCGACAACAAAGATGTTGCAGGCGCACTAAAGGATGTAAATGAACTTATCGACGCCATAAGTGACACAGTAACTGAAATAAAGGGTGGTATACCTTATACACGCGACAAAACAGCTGATGAAGTTAAGAGCGAAGTTAGGGGTTCAGTTGAACAACTAATTTATATCCTACTGCCACAGCAGAGTATGCGTAAAATGTTTATCAATCGCCGTGCAGTGCAGGGTGCTAGTTCAGACATGCTTCGTGTGTTTGCAGAAACTGCTACTCGTGCAGCGTATCAACAATCCCGGTTTAAGTTTGTGCAGCCATTCCTAAATAACATGGCAAATGCACATGACTACATACGTAAGTACATACCGGGAAAACGCCAGACTGTACTTCTTGATTACATCAACGAACTAGAAAAACGCTACCGCTACATGTTCGGTATTGAGGACAAGAGCGGTTTTGCCAAGTTTGCTGGCGGCGCAAGTCAATTTATGTTCTTAGTTAATCTAGCAGCACCTGCTAGTGCGTTAATGAACATAATTGCGTTTCCTATCATGGCAGAACGCACTATTGGCGGTAAATATGGTGTTGTTAAATCAAACAAAGTGATAGCTAAATATTTTGGACGTTACTTAGCTACTGCGCCGACTCGAACGATGGCTCCTCTTGCAAAAAGAGACTTTGCTCAAATAAAGTGGCCATCAATAGTAGAAGGTGCTCCTCTGACTGGAGCGTTGGGTCGTGCGGCAAAACGCTTCACCGATGACGGCGACATACACATATCACAGACAAACGACGCATTTGACTTTGCAGAGCGTCCATCTAATCTCTACGCTAGAAACTGGGCTTACATTACGCAAGCTGTTTTTGCGCCGTTCCATCAAATGGACAGACTTACGCGTGAAGTTACGCTAATGTCGGTGTTTGAACTTGCGTATGATAAATATTTAGGTGCAGAAAAGCGTGACGCGCGTGGCGTTATTCAGCGTGATCCTAATGGGGTACCGCTTACATATACTGAACCCGAAGCTTTTGAAAAAGCCATAGAAGAAGCACGAGATGCTGCCGCGTTATCTCTTGGTGAATACTTGCGTCAGCTTAAAGGGCGCGTATTTGCCAACCCTGCTGGTGCGTTGGTATTGCAGATGAAGCAGGTTGCTGTAACCATAACTTATGCCATCTTCCGCGATATGTGGTTAGCGTTCGGTGCACCACTTACAAGTTCTGAGCGTAAAGAATTCATTGCATACCTAGAAGATCGCTATAAAACTGATCCTAATAAAACTGCATTGATAGAAAGAGACCTAAAGGAATATACCGACTTCCAAAAAGAAATATACAAAGAAGCCTTCAGAAAAGTTGTATTGATAAACGCCACGGCTTTTGTTATGGCTGGTGCGGAAGGAACACCAATATATTTCTTAGTGTCAATATTGCCAGCGGTGGCAAGTTTATTTGCTCCAGATGATGAAAATCTTGAGAGTTTTGAAGTGTGGTTCTACAACATGCTGATGCGTGACTTTAGTGGAGCAGTAACTGAACTTGCCATGCAAGCTGGTATGAGCGAAGAGGCCGCAGAAACGCTAGGTATTAAAGCAGCACACGCAACTGCTCGTGGTTTATTCTCTACGTTGACAAACTGGAGTGTGTCTGAGCGCATTGGTATCAACCCACAGGAAATGTTGCTTAGAAACTCTCGCTACTATGCTGACGTAAAACAATCTGTTCAAGAGATGGCGGTTAGTCTTTTAGGGCCTCTTGTTAGTTATATGTTTGACAACGTACCTTCGGCATACCAACTTTCACAGCAAGGGCACTACGACCGTGCTTTTGAAAAATTGTTTGGTGCTCTAGCTAAACCAGAAGTGGCGTACCGCTTATCAGAAGAAGGCGCAAAACGTATCAGCGGTAAAACAATTTTGCACAAAGATGAACTTACAAAATGGGATATTGCATCACAGGCAATTGGTATACGTCCAGAAAATTTAGCAGTAAAAGAACGCGCTGGGTCACAGGCAGAAGAAGCCAAGTTACGCCTAATTACTACGAAAACAAAGTTGTTAGACCGCATATGGGCAGAGCATTTGAAGGCTAGTCCCGGAGAAAATGTGGCTCGACGCGAGTTTTATAAATTTGCTGAAAGGCATCCAGACTTGGTGCCTGATCCAGAAGACGCAATCGATAAGAGTTTTGAAAACAAACTGGAAGGGTTAGTTAACGCTGCCGTAAACTACGGAGTTGACATACCAGAGAACATGATGCCAGAGGTTGCACCAATTCTGTACGGCGCTAAGAAGTTTAAATAACTATTTACGCCAGACCCGCAACCCCTTGATGCCGTCTTCAATGACGGCCTTCACTACTACCTTGAATCCAAGCCGTCTAGTCACGGCTTTTACGGTTTGTTTTCCTTCTTCTAGTCTGAGACACGGCACGAAAAACGACGTGCCACGCTTAAATTTACGCCAGTTGATGTTGTAATCGACGTCATTTATCCTCATCGGCTTGCGCCTCATCCGTATCTGGAGTACCTATGAAGGCTTCAGGGTCAAGGAAGTCTCCCTTAGAGCAGTCAAAAACAAAAGCATCGACTGGGGGAATGCCGCCAACCTTCGTACCTTTAGCCATACGCTTCTTAACTGTGCCGACGTAGACGCCGTCTTTTGTGAGCGAAGCCAGCACGTCTTTGATTGTTATCTGATGCTCGGCACACCACGCCCGTAACTTCTTGCTAATAATGAACAACTTCTGAGTATCTGGCTCCATGCGGATAATCAACTCACCCTGCGGCTCCAGTATCGGTAGCATCTCCACACCTGTGCGCTTGTCGGCCTGATCGTTAATTACCAAAGTATTGCGGCGGTGTTCGCTCCAGTATTCGCCAATTACGCTACTGTGCGTCGTGGCTGGTGGTTTAATCTCTGTACGCATCTGGTTGAACTCGGCAACCGCCCACTTAAGTACACGCCCTACGTCGATATTGTGTATGCCAAGGCGTCTAGCGAACAAAGCACCAGCTATGTTGCACGCTGCAACACCTGACCAGAACCGCTCACGGCCTGTAAATCCGATCTTTTTGTCGATTAAACGCTGTATTTCCTTGACCTCAAGGATGCGTTCTTCCAAGTTTTCTACCAAGTCACGGATGTAAATTGGCCCTGCGTGCCCGTAGTTTGTGTAGAGTTTTGGATACAACTCGTCGGCTTCTTCCTTGCTGATAAGCTTAGTCTCAGGGATTTGGTACTCAATTACCCGCATTAGCTCACCGTCTGGTGTGGACTTCAAGGACTTGAGCTTATCTACGATCGATGCGTTTGACGAACATAATAGGATAGTTTGCCACTTAGCCATGTTCTTACGCTCGGCGTTTTCACTGGACTTCATCCGCCCACGGCCTCGGCCTTGGGATACGGCGTAGCAAAAGTCAGAGCATTCGTCTGGCTTCATCTTGGTAATCTCGTCACATCCCAGCCCAAGGTTATTCATCACGCCAAGTCGGTGCAAACGCACATTCATAGTGTCTCGCTCAATTAGCATCAACTCTTCGGGGTGTCCGTACACGCTGTGCATGGCTTTGATCGCGGTTGTCTTACCAGTGCCAGACTCGTTGTTAATCATGTTTAGGATCGCGCCTTTTAAATGCAGGTGCCTCATCAGCGGTGCGCCGAATGCAGTAAAAAACCCAAATGCGTGTGGCTCAAACCCTACCATGTCGTACGAATTAATTACACTCTGCCATTCTTCGTAGGAGCCGACGGGGTTCATCCACTCTGATAATTCCAAGGTGTAACTAGATGGCGGGCTGTACTTGTCGCCTTGGGCTGTGATTTCCTTCTCGCCAATGATGAATGACTTGTCTTTTTCAGTCCAACCGAACTGCGATCGCATAATTTCTGCTCCTTGTTTATATTGCATTTCTTTTACTGAGCGCACTATGTACGCCATGATGCTTTCCATTTGCTTCTTCAACGCCACGACACCGAACCACGCCAACTTTTCACGCAACTTATCTGTTGTCAGCAAGTCCACAACGGGTAGCGCAAACTCTCTGACACCATCGCGGGGGGTATGCAACCGCATCCATATCGTCTCGCCCGCTTGCGGATCTTTCAAACGCTTGACCACATACAAGTCATGCTCGTAAATTAATATGGCCTCGGGGTCATCTTCATCGTCGGCCTTGCGGTAGACACCACCGTTCTTGCCTCTGAAGTATGGAAAAGGATACTCAGGGATGTCATAGACAACTGTCTTTTCTTCGGTGACGTACTCAACCGTGTTGTCCTCTGGACTGGCTTCTGCAATCTCTGCGCCGAGCACGATAGGGGATTTAATCTTGCCTTTGTGGATGCAACCTGCGCAACCTGCTGGACTAATAGACTCCCAAGACTGGCATGTGTAAGGCCCCTTAATCAACTGCACCTTTGCAACAGTCTCGTCAGGGGTGTAGTCGGGGTGATCTCTGGACACGTCATGTATGGCGGTGTCGGCGTCTGTGCAAAACTTGGCGATTGACAACGTAGCGCGCCAGCGTGGTTCGTCTAAAACTTTCTGATCGGCTATGGCTCTAGCTAATTGCAAGCAGCCTGTTCCGTTTACGTTCTTGTCTACTATGTTTTGAAAGCGATGCTGGCGGTTGCCCATCAACGCTTTGGTCATGTCGTCTGCAAATGTAGGTAGGTAGTCAGGCGTCTCATCCATCACACCTAACTTGTCTTTGAAATCCTCAAACGTAATTTCTTTGCCTTCAGCCCAAACCTCTACGGGAAGCGGTGGGTCGCCTTTGTAGTTAAACGTATCAGGCATTCGCAGAATGGATGCAGCATCAGCCGTGCGAGCTGGATCGGCTTCAAACTTGTGTTCTACACAAAGTTCTTTTAGTCTTTTAGCCGCATGTACCCACTCTTTGCGAGATATGGGTTCCACTAGAGGCCAGTACGCATGGATGCCCCGACCAGAGTTGACTAGCCAAGGTTTTGGTAATTTAAGAACGCTACAGAATGCGCGCAGTGCATTAACACCCGCAGACTGGTCGGCGTATGGTTTATTTATGCCACAATCAATATCAAGCCAAAACGACTTGATGTTCTTTATGTTGTCGTTGGTGCGTGCACCAGACTCTTCGTACTTTGCACACGCAAAATACACATCAACCTGCTCGTCCAGTAATGTCTGAACGGCATCATCTACTCCCTGCATGTCCTCGACAAATATTTGTCTAGGGTGGCCTGTCTTCTTAAGCCCCACCACGCAGTACCACCCATCGGAAGACAGCACCGCCGACAGTAAATCTGCTCTTGTCATAACCGCCTCTAAGAAATGCGCTGGAGGGGCGCGGCAAGCCCCATCCATACGCTACTGAACAAACTTAGCCTTCTTGAGAACTTCGTTAATTTTTGTTTCGTGCACTTTGCGTGGAATCCACTCGCCAGTAAACCACTTGTAGATGGTCATGCGGCTGACTCCAAAGTACTCGGCAACATCACGAACGGAGTAGTCTCTACTGATGCAGTAACGCCCCAGCATTACGCCGGGGCTTTTTGAATCAGCTTCTTTGTTGGCAAGAACAATACGATTAGCGTAACCTCTGTTATCCATTTAATCGTCAGTCCATTGCTTCAGTACGTCATTGAACTCCTTCTTAGGGGTAGGTTCGACGCTTTTCTTAGCGGTGCGCTTAACTGGTTCTGGCTCTGGCTCAGGTGCAGGAGCCGCAATTGCCTTTTTCTTAGCGCCATCTGTCTGTGCAGGTGTTTGAATCACCGCAGACTTAGCGGCTGGGCTATTGCTTTTATCTTTAGCTACCAACCACTCTTCACGGCTCAAGAAACGCACAGGCTTGAAGGTTAGCTTTGGCGTGTCGCTGTCGCTATCCATACGCATCTCTGTTACCAAAGTGCCGATGCTCTTGCCTTGTGCGCCGACATACTTAGCGTATTGCTGAAACGGCATCTTGTCTGTATCGCCACGACCAAAAATTGATTTGGCGGGTAACACTAACTGGAACACGTCTCCTTCAATGTCGTCGGCTAACAAGACAGCCAAGCGTTGTTGATAACGGCAAGCGCGAGAATCACCTTGACCAGAGCCTTTAATGTTTTGCTCACACCCATCGCAGGTAGAGTTCTGTGGATACTCAATACTTGCATCAGGCTTTTCGCCATCGTTAGACCAGCAGTCGGGGTGAGATGTTTCACCGGGGACATACTTACCAGCGTAGAAAGAACGCGATACTTTTGTTGCACCGTTAACAATGACGATGTTCATTGCACGGTTTTCGTTCTTAGCGATTTCTTCGCCACTGACCATCATGCGGAATACACCGCCTCTGATGGATATGCGCTTCATGCCAGTGTTACCAGCAAGCGCTTTTGTCATGTCGTCGAGGCCGACTTCTTTGAGGTAGTCGGGGAGATTGTTGCTAAAGAGTGCGAGGTCGTTACTCATTTGAGGTTCCTTTATAAAAACGATATATAGCATTTGCGTTATTTACCAGTGCTTCCACTGATACGATTTGCTTGTTCTGTTTTACCAGTTCAAGCGCATGATCTACCGCACGCTCTCGGTAGTACAGCTCGTCGCGTTCCTTTTGGTACGCTAATTCAGTTTTATCCATCACTTCCTCCGAATGGTGATTTCGTATTCACGGTCTATGTTTAGACCCATTGGTTCTTCGCCGGGGTTGTTCTCAAGGAACTCTTTCATATTTGTTTGATGAATGCGCTTCTCAAGCAAACCCATAGCGTTGTTGTCGCGCATGAAGGTGTAAAAACTGTCCCAGTCATTAGTCCAGTAGCGGTCTTTGACTGTTCGGTATGCAGTTCCATGCGGTGTTGAAAAGCTAGTGACCCCAGTCTCTTTTGAGATGTCGAGTAACTTGTGCTTTAGGATAGTCATCTGCTCTTCTAACTCGGCAGATTCAGCCTTGTACTTTGCGTACATAGCCTCTTTTGTATCACGTATCTTGATGTAAGCCGTGACAATTTTTTCTATGGAAATATCGGGTTCCATACATCACTCCATGTTGTTTTATTATTTGTTGGTGTTGCCACCAACGATTTTCATTATACACTAATTCTTGACTGTGTCAAGAGTTAATTTCGCTTTTGTACAAATCAATAATCTTGTTATGGAAGTCCAAATTGTTTTGTAGCATCGAATAAAGCTTCGCTTCTACAGGACTACCTTCAAGGTGCACAATCGTCATAGGGTTACGTTGCCCCGGTCGGTCGATACGCGCATTCGCTTGCAAGTAAGTTTCTGTAGATGTGACAGGAGCGTACCATACGATCACGTTAGCAGCAGTAAGGGTTACTCCGTGTGCTGCCGCTTGTGGTTGAATCAAAAGTACTCGTGGGTCGTCTTGTTCTTGAAACCGTTTAAACGCATCGGTACGCTTTGACACGCTTACAGCGCCATTGATGATCTCTGACGTTACCTTGTTCTTTGTTAGGAAGTCTTGGATCATGTGTAGCGTGTGCGTGAACGGCACAAACACTAGTACTTTATGACTTGCTTCTTCAATAACTTCCAACAAAATGTTTAGTCGGTTAGAGGCGTCAAACTCCACGACGTTGTCGGTGTCGGTGTAAACCGCACCACAGGATATTTGTAGCAGTTTATTTAGTTGTGCCGCCGCATTAACCGCAGAGACTTCATCGCCCACTGCATGAATAAGCATCTGCTTCTTCAACTCTTTGTAGTATTTTGTTTGCTGTGATGTAAGCGGTGCAAACCTAGATGTGTGCGTAACGTCGGGCAAGTCAATGCAATCCTTCTTCTCAAAGCGTATTGCGGGTTGCAACAAGTTGTGCACGACGGACTCGGCTTGGGGTTTGGGTACCCACTTAAAGCGCGTCAACTGATACATCACCATGTCGCGATACGCCGTGTACAACTGCGGTGTGCGTGAAGGTACACATAACTTAGCGAGGCCGTAGGCATCTAGCGGTGACTGCGCAGCTGGTGTACCCGTCATCATCCATACCCACGTAGTAGGCTCGATCAAACGACGCAGTGTTTTAAATCTATCTGTACGAGAGTTCTTGTACGCATTGCACTCGTCAATAATGATGAGGTCAAACTGCCCGTCTTTGATTTCTTGCTCTACGATACTCACGCCGTCATAGTTAATGATGACGTACTCGGCAACACCTTCAACAATAGCCTTGCGCTTTTTACGATCGCCGTGTGCTATATCGACGTGGCGATGAACAGCAAATTTAAACAGGTCGGCTTGCCATGCAGCCTGCATGATAGATACAGGGCAGATCACCAGCACGCGTCTAATGTAGCCTTGCTCCATCAGATAGTCGGATGCCCAAATCGCAGACGCAGTCTTGCCAGTACCCTGCTCATTGAAACAAAACGCTCTTTGATATAGAGTTAAGAATGATGCTGTTTCTTTCTGATGGTTCATCGGCTTGTAGAGGCCGGGCCACTTGTAGTCACGCTCTATCGGAGAAGGCACATCGGGTAGCCCGAGGCGCTTTAGCATCTGCGCTTCCTTCAATCCCCAATGCACGGCCACAGAGTCCTCAGAGTACTCGGCGCTCTTGGCGATAGTAGAGAGAATCTTTTGTGGCTCTTCGGTCTGTATGACCAAATATTTGTTTTCAACTACTTGCATTTATAACTTTATCCTCCCCATCGGCGTGTACTGATCTATCACATCATGCACTTCCAACTCCCCAAAAGAAATGAGTCGGTGTGTCACGACATTTAGATAGTCGTCGTTCATAGGCTCTTCCATAGATATCCAACGTGACCCATACGCAATCATCCATGCGGCACGTAATTGCTCAACAGTTAACTCAAACGCTGGGTGTGTTTCCAATTCTTTTCTGTTGAGTCTCACGCGTGGTGAATATATTGCTTTCTGGAATGTGGGTATTGTTGCAGTTATGGTGCCTTGGTTGTTTGCCATTTTTATTATGGACGAACCGTACAACACGCTGTTGTACACAGCCGCGTCAACTGCATCACTTAACCCCGTGGTCTGATCGTCGAGGATATGACCTATTATTTCTTGCGCTTTGGACGCGCAAGTTTGATCTTGTGGTTTTTCCGCCCTTACTGAGAGGCGTTTTGTGGTCAACATCTTTTCCATCTCCTTTATGAACAAGTCCTTCTTTTTCCATCATTCGCCGTGCTTTGTTGCGCTCGGCTCTTTTCTTTTTAACGGCGGGCGTGCCGTCGTATGTTTCGTATTCGTGCTTGTATGGTCTAGGCTTATTGACGTATGGCATGGTGGCTCCTTATGCTTTATCACCAAATAACTCAAACGCACTGGCTTGGTCTTCCATCTTCAGTGACAACTCTTTAAGTGCATTGGCATGACGGCGTAAGTTTCTCGCGCGAGCATCTGGTGTCTTAAACTGGAAGTAGTAAGACAAAGCAATGTCTGGGTTGCCTACTTTAGATATGTCTTGTGCCATAGCCATAGTCATATGAGTGGCGCAGTCAATGCAAAACATAAAGTCGTCTTTATTCTTGGAGGGGCGGTAAACAACCCCAATATCATTGATGTACATAGGCTTGTCACAGCATGTGCATACATTCTCGCCGTTATAAAAGGGGGTGGGTGTAAGACTCATGGGTTTCTCCTTTAAGTTTTCTTACTATTGTGTTCACAGTCCGTGACTGGGCACCAACCACGGCAGGTGAAGTTCGGACGTGGATTCCAAACATCTGTAATCATCGCACTTTCCAACTGATTTGTCTCGGGTATCCATCTGCCCCAAGCCTCCGTCTGTTGGTCTGCGGTGAACTCGGCAGGAACTAAATCCTCAACCACTAGAAACATCAACCCTGCCTTGACCGTCTTGATCTGCGGGAAGTGTTTAAACGTGAGGAGTGAGAGAAGTTCCAACTGTTTCTTGTCTGCGTACCGACTGCTCTTGCTAGTCTTGTAGTCAACAATCCTTGCCTTGTCACCGTTAATAACAAGCAGGTCAGCAACCCCACGAAACCATACATTCTTATCTCTAAATCCGCATGGTTGCATGTCCTTGGTCAAACCCATCTCGTACTCACAATACTTCTCCCCCGACAGTGCTTTGAGTGGGTCTAAAAACGGTTGGATGTATGCGTATTTTTTAGGTATCGGAGTATCGTCACGCACGTATTCTTCCGCTGCTTTGTGAACCGCACTGCCATAGAGCAAGTGTTCTTGTGGTGGCTCGACAATATCCTTGACAATACGCATCCTGTGGTACTTGCGTGGGCATTGTTGGAACAGCGAAATACTGCTGTAAGACCATGTGTAATTCATTTGAGTGCGCTCGAAATTTTGTCTAATTTACCTTCTTTTTCCAACTCAGCAAGAGTCGACATTGCAGTTGCCGCACGCTCAAGTAAGTTGACGTAGCGTTCTAGGTTTGCAAAGTTTGCGGTCTTCTCAACCTTGGTTAGTCCTGCCGCCAAATCATCTGCCGCCTTACGCACATTACCTGAGACTTTCTTGATGTTGGTTTGTAGTTCTTCTGTGGTGTTCATCAAAGCGCTTATGTTGCGCTTGAACATTTTGTCCGCAGTCTCTGTAATCTCTGTTGCTTTTTCGTAGTCTGTCAAAATCATTTTTGCCTTCCTTGTTAAATAAGTTCCTACATCACTTGCTAATTCTGTTGCTATCGCAGTATTGACTCTCTCTACTGTCCAGCCGGGGCCATACCTATCTATAACATCGGGTTTTGAAGATACAAAATGTGGGTTAACTCCTATCTGCATTACAGCCCCCATTTCTCAATAGACATTTTTTTACTACAGTCGGCGTAACTTTTACCTACGCCAATCTCACATGCCAAAGGCAAAGTCTCTGCCCACTTGGGGCGCCAACGCATACATTCGTTTACATATTTAATAGCTTCATCGCGCTCTGATTCGGAAACTACGCACGCCACAGCGTCGTGCACAGTTAAAACTGGTCTGTAGCGCTTCGCTATCCGTAGCATCTGCTCTCCGATGACACAGCGTGCTAGTGCTTGACACACGTTCTCGACTACCTTACCGCCGTAGATACGCACCATACCCTTGCGTGTTTTATACGCATACGAACCACGTACATCGCCAACGGGTGGCTCATAAGTTAATTCGGGATACCGCAATACCAAACCGCTCGGTAGATCAAGCCCAATCCCAGGTAACAAATATACGGCCTGTGGCTGCTTGCCAAACGAAGTTGTTTTTAGTTTCTCATCCGCCAACGCATTAAGAACATAATCACCTGCTTCCCATAATGCGGGAATATGTTGGAAAGACTCGCGGTATGTATTAAGGATGAACTTAGCGGAGTTTTCTCCTACAACCACACCAAACGTAGCTAACTGAACCCGAAACTTTTTGTGCCCCATGCCGTAGCCAGCACCAAGAATCGTGGTCTTACCCACAAACCTTTCACTATCACTAATCTCTTCAATCGGTTTGCCGTAAATCTTAGATGCCATAATCTTGTACACGTCCTCGCCCTTCGCGAATGCCTGTACCAAATCAGTCTGCCCTGCCAACCACGCAACGATCCGTGCCTCAATCTGACTGGAGTCGGCGTCAACGATTACATATCCTTCGGGTGCAACGATTGAACTCTTGAGTGGTGACTTGCGTGGCAAGTTTTGTAGGTTTAATTTGTCGTCTCCTCCCCAACGGCCTGTGTGCGCGGCGTAGTATCTGAGGGGGACTGGGAGGCTACCACGCTTCGCTATGGAAATGAATCGCTCAGTCCGTGTCTCTTCTAATGTGGACTTTGTCCCAAGCCGTGCGGCAACAAGTGCTTGCACTCGCTCATCCCAGTGATCTGCAAGTGCTTTAAACCCTTCGTCGTTCTTAGCCAACGCTAGCGTGTGTTTACCAGTAGTGGGGCTTACCTTCATGGGCGGTGCAACGCCATACTCAAGTAGTCGTTCAGCAAACTTCTGATTCGACATGAGTACTTCTCTGTCTGCATTTGCCTCGGATATCAAAGATTCCTTTTTCTCACGCACCTGTACAAGATGCTGTTCAAGTACTGGTAGGTCTAATTGCAGTGTCGGTTCTGTGAACATACGCAAGGTCAAGTCGATCAGTTGTAGTTCTGATTTCTTAAACGATTGCGAGATGATGTCAAACAAATCGCGCGTCAACCTGACGTCGTTCTTACAGTACTCGCCATACTGCGCCAAGTCTGCCCTAGTGAAGTCGGCACGGCGTTTGCCCATTGCCGCGACAACCTCAGTGCCTTTTATACCTAAACCGTACCTTTCTGCGGCTTTGGCGAGGCTGTTCCCGACTTCGGTGCCATCGGTAGCACGTAGCATTGAGAGGGTGTCGAGAAGAACGCGTGGCCTGATATTAAACCGCCAAGAAAGGATAGCACCATCAAACATGCAATTATGAGCGAGAAGAAAAGAATTAGCCCAATCGAACTGACTGAGATACTTAGCTGTTTCTTCGTGGTTTCCTGTGAACCAATCTGTTCCTGCGTCATTTACTTTTACTCCTACACCTATGACTTCAAAACGATCGTCACGAATGTATTCTTCTGTTGTTAATTTGGATAGAGAGAAGTCTTTGTCGTAGAACGTCTCGAAGTCAAGGGTGATTAGGTTCATTGTTTTATTATGTTTTGCGTGTACGGGTCAAGCATCGTACTCGGTTGCGGTGGGATGAACTGTGCTTGTTGTTGCAACAACTTCTGCGCCATCTCGTACTGCGCCCTGCTGATTAGCATTTTCTTTTGCTCTGCCTCCTGTTTTACAAACCCCTCTTTCTCTTCCCTGTACTCCCACCTTGTTTTAGCGGGAGACATAGCACGCTCAAGAATCTCTTGGTAGGCTACTGCTTTCCTAAACTTTTTGAGATGCGCTCTGTACTCGGTACTGATACAGTACTTTTCTATGGAAGTGAAGCGATCAAACCCATCCCCCTCTATAAGCGAATCCCACTTGCTATCGTCAATAACAAACTCTTCCACAAAATGCTCGTCCATGCGTTCAAGCAAGAGTTTTACCTCGTCGGCGCAAAAGCGCCGTAGTAGTTTTATTTTCATCCAATTCTTCCTGTATGTGGATTGATAATGCCGTACTCTGAACGCTTCCACAACATCGCTGTCTCAGGTGTAGCGCCAGCGCTAAACAAATCTGCTGCTGTAAAAACATTAGTGTTTTGTTTTGGATAGCCCGGGCCAACATACCTCTTCACGTCTCGGTAGTGCGGTACGTAAGTGATGCCCTTTAGCTTAAATACAGTGTACTTAAACAACTCCGATTTATCGGTGTCTTTTGATTTTGTTGTCATTCTTCTTTTCCTTGTAAGTTAGCAATTTCGCGATTTAGATACCAGCGTGCTTTGCACAAGTCTTCATACTTGTCGCCTTTGTGGTCGGCGCGAGTGATGTACTTTATGACGTTGCCGAGGTTGTAGTTCAGCTTCTTGGCTTCAATGAAGTCAATAGTCTCAATTCCACCTACTTTGTAATGCGCAGGGTGATTGACGTTATCTACTTTATTCCAAGCTTTTTTGAGATCATCCAAAGTTGTACCATTAAAACCTACTGGGACGGCTACAAATTTGCCCTCAACATGTTGCCCTTGCCAACCTTGTGCTCTGCGTTTGTCTTGGTCTTTTTCAAACTGCGCATCTGCTTCCATGTCAGCTTTAATTGACTTCGATGCGGTGGTTATTCCCACTACCTTCCACTTGTTGCCTTTCTGTTCGTACTCGTCACCTTGTCCGATTACTGGCAGTCCGTTTATCAAGGTCTTTGCTTTTTTCTTTTCTGCCCAACGGGTGTTGTGAACAAGATTAACTGTTGCACCAGTAGCGTCGGATATTTCCTTTGCTTTGGCGTTTGGGTTTTTTGCTAGGTACTTGCGTATCTTTGCTGTTAATGACGCAGATCGTTTTGCCATAATTTTCTCCATTAAGATTTAAGTTTGAGGTCGCGTTTCTCAAGCGCGGCGAATAGTTGCTTTGCTGACATTGCACCCATGTTGGGTACTCGTGTTAACCAATAATGTGCTCTTGTGTCTAATAGTTCCTCCATAGTTTTGACGTGTTGACTTCTTACGCAGTTTGCTACTCTTTTCGGTAACTCTAAATATAAAATTGGGTCTTCCTGTAACCATGCGTTTGCATTTGGTTTTATCTTGGCTTCTAACATCTCGTCTGCTTGTGCATACGCTTTGTCTGATATGTTCTCGGTGTCTCCACGCATGATCATTGCTTGCATCGCGGCGATTGCAATTTGATCTCTTAATAGTGTGTCTATCATTTCTTCATATCCTTTATAAGAACCATGAAGCTATGCACTGTGTCTACTCCAAACGCGATAGTTAGTCTTTCTAATTCTCTAGCTACCTCATCTAATGTTTCGTTTCTTACTTGTGTATTAGTTTTCTCATTTAATTCTCTCCCTTCGTGAAACCCCTTGTCCCAAGCCTTCGCCCAAGCAATGCACCATAGGTCGTAGTAACCACGGTCTAGTGGAAAGCCAAAGCCTTCTTCTGAGAACATCTTCTTCACATCTTTGCGTTTGATAAACGCTTCCCATGACTTGTCACGTTCTTTGTTTAGTAGTGGTACATCATCAAACATTGTTCTTTTCCCTGATTGCTTTCCAAATAGCGTTGTAGAAGTGCTGTGCGCTAGTGCTGTTCCAAGTACCCATGCTGTCCCATATATCGGATACCTCTTGAAGAGTTAGTCCTATTGGCGGGGGCAGTTCAATCACATCATGCCCCGACTGTTTATACGCTTCTGCTCTCCACCTCGCGGCTCGGTTCTTGTGGTATTCGCAGTTAGAACAGGTCATGTGTTCTTCTCCTTAAGTTTGGCTTCGATGGCATCTGCAAACCTCACCCAAAACGGCTTGCTGTCAACAATCTGTTTGACTTGGTCATAAACAAAAGATTGTTCATACGCCGTCAGCCCAACCCATTCTTTTGGCAGTGGTCGTTTGTTTGGCTTGCTCATGCGGTCAAGGTTGTCTGCGCCTCGCTCCATGCGGTCGTACTGCAATATTGCCGTGGCAAACAACACAGGGAAGTCTGACTCTCCACCAGCCTCCATGATTCCCTCTGACTTGCCTGACATATGCAACCAGATGTTGTGTATTTCAGTCGGTGTCATGTGTTCTTCTCCTTTAGTAATTGTTCTATTTTTTTAAAAACAGCAAAACGATAATCATCGTCAAGCATGTCGGCAAACTTATTTATTTCCTCATCCGTCAACCCAACCCAAAGCTTCTTGTAGTCCTGTATGTCATCGTCATCTTCGCGGTATGGCGCGGTGAGCCCTATTGGTTTTCTCATCTACGTACCCCTCCTCTATACTTACCAGCAGGTTTGATTACGTTCCAATCTGTAGCACTGTTTCTCGTGCTGTACTTTTCAGTTCTTAATGTGCGTAACTCTCTGTCTTTTCTATGCTCTCTACCAATCTTTGCTCGTTCTTTATCGTCTTGTGTTGGCACACGTTTTTTAGCCGTGGTGTATTTAGATTTAGACACCTTGCGTAGCAACTCTACATCCTTATCGGGAGGGTGCGACCATAACCAATCGCTCATCTTGGGTAAGAAGCTTGCAACAAAGTATTGCATCTGAACACCGTAAGGTACAAAAATTGTCGGGTAGCGTAGTAGCGGTGGGTCACATTCATCGGGCCACTTACCCACAATGTCCTTAAACATATTACACGCATCTTTAAACGTGCCTATGTTGCGCCATGTCTTTATGAGACACACGTCCCAGTATTCTTGTGGCGTACTCATTTTTTCCCCTCCAGTTTTGCCAATCTGTCACCCAACTCGCGTATCAACATCCGAGCCACGGCTAGTTCTTCCATGAGTCCCGTCATAGTCTTTGCATACTCAGCGTCAAAGTCATCGTCAACTTTTTTACGCATAGACCTGATGTACTCTTGTTTGATGCGAGACTCCATCTCTATGCGGTTGAACTCTTCATCTTCTGGTGTCATAGTGGTGCCTCTGGTAGTTTGGCGCGTTGTTGCTCTTCATATTCTTTGATTTGTTTCTTTGTCCAAGGTTTGAGTGGATTCTCCTTGGTTGGAAAAGGCCACGTCATACAAAGATATAAAACAAAAAGCCCCACAGAATAAATACTGCAAGCCATGTAAAAAACGAACTCCATGTCATTTCACGCTCAGGGGGAAAAAACCATTGTGCGCGTTCCGTAGAGTGGGGGAAAGCTTCAGCTAGCGTGCGTGGATAGCAACGCGTCGTTGGCGTACCACGCATCTCATCGTCACCTTTAGAGGGAACGGTCACGCTTTTGTTTTGAGGTATGTCGCTACCTCGTTGATGTTGTCTTCGTTTACTACCCATGCAATACCTCCAGCATTTGTGATTCTTTTTAATTCGCGTTCTTGCAACGCCGTTGTAGTTCCCTTACCCGCTTTGCATTCGATCGCGAAGAATACTCCTTTGTAGCAACCTACGATATCAGGGATTCCACTACGCCCATACCCACCAGTAGCGGGCATAAAGTAGTACACGCCTAACTCGTCGAGAATCTTTTTTACTCTGTTCTTAATTTTTGATTCGGGCGTCATCGTGATCTCAATTTAATGTTGACACAGTATAGCACATAAAAAAGCCCAACGCAATAGGTTGGGCAAAAAAAAAGGGACAATCGTACAAATTGTACGAATGTCCCAATGGAGAGAGCTTTATTTAATTAGCAGGTTGTTTCTATCTTGCCTGATGTCATGTAGATGTGTGGGGTCTTATCATCTAAGACTTTGATGCCGATACCATGAACTGCCTGATTGGTTTCCATGATCTTGAGGATCGCCAACTTCTCTTGATACTCTACAGGCAAATCATAAGAGTTATCTGTGATCATCAGCACATCTTTAGTTGTCAAGTCCACCACCGTCATAACCCCGCTCGTTGCAAGTTTAACTAGCAGACCATTACCTTTTAAGAACTCTCTGTGGATATCCGCGACAATCTTATGCGTTGTAAGTTTGTCCCGCCACCTGCTATCTAGCAAGGTTAGTAATGTAGGTGGCACATGTTGCGGTCCGTTATCCATCACATCTGCTAGGTAATTTAGCGTAGCACCCAGACCATTAACACCAGATATTGATTCTTTCATAGCATACGCCGCGTTACCCGCGACAGAGTTGATCTGATATACAGCGTCTTCTATCATCTTACTTGCTACTTCGTTAGTGGGATACTCCTTGAATGCATCGAGGGCAGTCTTTAGTGCTATCTTGTAGTGCTTGGTTTTCTTTCGGTTACGACTACCGCGTTGTTGGTGAATCCTAGGCGAGTCAATGTAATACATAGTCACCCGCGAGCCACTTATGTATTCTTCTGAAAGCCACAACCTACCAACCCTCTGTTGGTTGTTGAATACCAAAACATCAGAAACTTCCCTCGTACTATCCGAGCGAAGCGTAGCACCGTTTGCATGGAACTCCACCTTTGGGTTCTTAAGTGCTATATCACACAAGAGAACATGGAGGTCAAACATAATGGCGTGCTGTGATCTCCCGTTGGCGTCATACGCGTAGGGTAGTTTTGTCATATCTACTGTTGTCATAAGTTTCCCTTAGTTAAGTGTTTCGTTCTTACCGTGCTCGGTAAGGTGTAGGTCATACGCCATAATCAAAGCCTCAACTAACTCGTCTTTTGGTAAGCAAGTAATTACTGCTGACTGCGCTAGTATGTTGAGCATGATGTTCATTACTTCATCAGGCAACAGGTCTGCCTTACGCATAAGGTCAATAACTTCTCCCGATATCTTAAAAACCCTTTCACTGGGCTTTGCTTTCTTTATAGTCATGTGTTTTTCCTTACCATTCAAAGCGTTTAAGAATATCGTCAACCTTGGCTTTCACATTCTCACGAATGTAGTCGCTCTCTTTCAGCGTATCAATGTCGGTGTTAACAAGAGCTGCGCTTAAGTCGCGTCTTGCTTCTTCCAACTTGGGGTCATTCGTTATATTGAGTCGGCTTAGTAAACCTATCAACTCACGCGCATTGGTCAGTATCGTGCCGTGAAACACTTTGCGCTTACCCTCATCATCACTCGCTAGTCTCTCGCTCATGTGAGTCAGGCACTCGTACAAGCGTTGCCATACATCACGCATAGCGTGGTTGAGTCGCTCGTTGAATGCAGTCTCATACTGTGCTACCAACTCTGCCTTGGCTTGCTCGCCAATGTCTATGCGAAAGTCCCCTGCCGTTGGAATCGGCGTAAGGGTGTAGTTGAACTTGAACTTTTTGGCAACCGCTTCGGGTTCGGGGTACTCCTCTCTGTTGAACAAGTCACCAAGTTGAAAAGCCGCCGCTGATATCAGCGTAGGATAAACACCCATGAATACATCAGTTAGACGCTCGAACTCCACCTTCCTATCGTCTAATTGTTTCTTATACCCCCCGTTGAACAAATTCTCCATCGTAACGATGCGAGGACCTGAGTCCGACCAAGGGATTGTCTGCTGTGTATTCCAAAGGCGACAAGACGCCGCGTATCTAATCACGGCTTCGTGATGTGGATTTCCTGCTAGCAAATGCTTGTGGTAATTGCCCGCCTTCACTTTCGTGTTCTTTGCAGAATCAACCTCTTCGGATACTCGCTTATCAAGTTTCCTTGCAGTCCAACATGAGATGTTCAACTCCACCATCATTGCACTTGTGGCTATGCTTATGCTTTCAGTCATACTTCCTCCGATTTAACTTTGTTTGCTAGATACTCAATCACCTGAGACATCGATGGTTTGAACCCGATCTCCCTCTCAAGTTTGCGTTGCACTTCCATCAACTCCCTGTACGCTTGCGCGTTAACACTCAATGTGCGCCTATCGGCTAGTGTTTTTAAATAGTCTGCGTCTGTCATACTCACTCCACACAAACGGCTTGACCAACAGTAGGCACAAAGTTCTTGTTACCTACCACGCACCACAAGACTGGTGCAGTCGATGACGACCAGTCACCGCATCCATCGCCGTAGAAATAACCGTCAGTTAGCATGACGGTGCATTGTGGTTCGATGCGTTTCTCTTTCATAAAAGCAGGAACACACGCGGGTGTAGTACCACCACCTCCTCTTGGCTTCGTGATGTTGATTAGGTTCTCTTGTTCAGCACGACCATAGGTCTCGTGTCCTGCTACATGGCTATCCCAATACATCAGCTCGACTTTCTCTGGCGCTACCTCATCGCAGATTGATTTCATCTCTCCAAGAAACCTACCTAGTTCGGGTCCGCTAATAGAACCTGATGTGTCTATCCCGATAGCAATACACTCGGCTTTAAATGTCTGGGCACTTGGCATGATGATGTCGCTTGCTAGGTATCTACGATTAGGTCTACGCCATGATGATTGATCACCACCGCGTGTTGCTGATTTAATAAACTCACGCAACGCTTCCTTCCAATCAACCTTGGGGTGCAGGATTTCTTCGATGCCACGGGGCACACGACCTTTCATCTTCCCTGCTAGCATAGAGCCCTCACGCAATGCAGAGTCGATCTCGCGTTCCAAGTCTTGGTATTCCTCATCCGTCATTTCACGCGCGCCTTCCCAATCGTGGTCATCGAGACATTCTGACGATTTGTCAGTTTGTCCCTCGGAGGCGGGACCGTTCCCTTCACCCTCACCTTCGCTATCACCATCGTCATTACCACCCTTGCACTTGTCGATCAACAAGTCGTAGACTTGCTTCGTGTCCATACCACGATACTGCTCGTCATAGCAACCCATCAAGTTACCCGCAAGCGGATGCCCTGTTGGATAGCGTGGCATAGCAACCTCTTTCTCATGTGGGTCGGTGTCGCGTATCTGTAAGTTGATAACAAAGTCCATCGCAAGATTAGCGATCTTCTTATTAGGCAGATGCTTCCATACAGTCAAGTGACGATACGCTTTGTGCATCGCTTCGTGTACTACCAAGAAAGCAAGTTGCTTGTCCGTTAGTAGTTCTACAAACCCGCGTCCATACTCTACATCTCTGCCGTTGGTCTTGGCAGTTATTGCGTTGTCTGTCACAGTAACCTTACCAACCATGAATATTCCAGAGAATAAACAAAAGTCAGGGTTCTGCATGAGGCGCACATGGGTGCGCTCTATCCGTTGTTCAGCCGTTAGTTTCATTTGATTCCTCCATTAGTTGTTTATAGATTGCCCGTGCTTGGTGTATGTTGTTTGCTATCCGTGTATCACCAAACGTTGCTTCAGAACTACCCGCACGCATAGCGAGTAGCCACGCCATTACAAAGTCTTTCTCACTCATCACTCACCTCCTTCACACCGCATACGCATAGGATTACCTCTTTGCAGTTTGAGTCCACACCAAAGTCTTTGCATATATCGTCCCAATCGTGCGGGACTATCTCAGGATCAAGCCTTACCCAACCTCCCTTGGGTAGTACCGTATATCCCGCCTTCTCTATCTCTTCTTTAGTCAGCATCATCTTCCTCCGCTTCTTTCTCATACCAGTCGTACCACATACTGATTGCTTCTACGGTTTCGGCAATGAACTCACGCTTGGGCGTACCCTCACGCCATTGCACACCCGCGTCACCTATCAGGCTAGTGAGAACACACATGAACATAGAGCCGTTCGCCCCCTCCATGAGTTGTCCCACTTTGTTTTTTAAATCTCTGATCTCACGCATCTCTTGCTTCGTGACATTCATCTCATTCCCTTTCGTCATAGTTAAGTGCTTCAGTCAGCAAGTGACCTATGCACACACCACCCACAAGCAATGCGAACTTATGCAAGTACCCATCACCAAACAAACCTAGCGCGACAAACGCACAAGCAAGTGCGGTTGTCGCCATGAAATACAAACGCGACTCTTTATCCATTGGTGTTTTCCTTTCGTTTACCATGTTCAATACCAAACATTTCTATCTCATTGGCTTCCTCGTGCATACCCGCTAGACGCAAGTAGTGCGCTAGGTGCATAGCACTTGTGTAGATAGATTCCCGCAAACTCTCCGATGTTGTCTCCATACTCCCTCCTCAGAACAAATACTGGTTAGCACGCATCCACTCAACGAATGCACCGCTAGTCATCAAGACTTGCTTCTTCTCAGGGTGCTTGGCAGTTGATAAGCAGAACACGGATTGCAACTCCTTCGGTGTACGCTTGAGGTACTCGAACCACTTACTGATGTTGCTTCTGTCTATCCGTTGCATAGCACCATAAGCCATGATGTTTAACGCTGCGGGTGATGTTGGTAACTTGCAACCCTTGGGGTCATCAATGACTTCAGCCCATGTCGGTAGACTGTCGGCAACCTCCACATACGCTAGCATGTCACGCGCACCCGCCTCACCGATTGAGCCTGTGAGTCCTGCTATCAGCGCATTGCGTGTAACCATGTGACGCTTCAACAAGATGTTAGATGCACGATGCAACGAGCGAGGAGAGACGAACGATTTCTGTGGGGTCTTGGGGTTGAAGATGTAAGGATTCTCCGCTTGCCCACCGTCTCGGTACGATGCTAGTGCATGGGGATACGCCTTCACCCATGCCAAGGCTTCAGCCGCGATACCATTCAATGCACCCCACTCAATCCACTCGTTAGCAGTAGGCTTGCGTACTGGTAGGATCGTAATGCGGTTGATGCTATGAGACTTCAGTAAGTCGCCCACCCCATCGGTGCTGTTGTTACCCGCTGTTATCACGATAGAGTCGGTGTGTAGTTTGGAACCGCTGATGCGTCTCTCGTTGAGTAGTGGATGCAACATGTTCTGCACCGCCATGCTAGATGGTTTGGTGAACTCGTCAATAAAGATAACGCAAGGGTCGCCTAAGTGGAAACCCCAGTGCTCGTTGGGGTACAGCGTTGTTGTTTTGGTATCGTGGTTTGGCATGGGGATACCGATATCACCCAACTCTGTATTCGGCGTATCGATGTACACACCACGAAACCCAGTCTTTGCTACGATGCGCTCAAACATAGCGGTCTTACCAACCCCTGGCTCACCGACTAGATGTATTGCATTCTCATTTCCGAAAGCAAGAATCGCGTCCTCTGCTTCAGCCAAAGAAACTTCTGTTGTCATACGAACTTCCATAATTCACTCCAAATTAAAATTAAAAACAAAGACATTCATACAGTTTGTACGAATGTCGCTACTCTGTTCCATACTCAATGTATTTTTTATTTAAATCATGCCCAATAGTGCCTAGTGGTATAGGCTCTTGTGTAAACACCTCCTTTGCATAATGAAACTTAACTAACTCGGTGAAGAAGAACTTCAAACGCTTTGTGTCCATGCGCCATGTGTATTCGACTTCATTGTTTTGTCCGTTGGGCGCGTAGCGGTGGTCGTAGTCTGTTGATGCACAGAACCCCATGTATTCCACGATAGGTAACATCGCTTCCATACGCTTGGCTTCGTCTGCTATCTCCATAGTAGTAAGCACATCGTCAAAGAACATATCGCGCAACTGGGCGCACCGCTTCGGGTCGTACCGCATCACAGTTGAGTCGCAAGTTATTGCGTACCTCACATTACGCGCGCTGTAATACTCGCCTTGCTTTGGCGCAAAGTATCTCGCATAGTCTGTGCCCACACCCTTCCCGCCTCGTGTCATGTCGATCACCATACATGCGTATTCAAGAAAGACTGCAAATTTCTGCATCTTTTCCTTTAGCGCGGTGCGGTTTAGCACATGTTTGTGTTCCACATGCACGGAGTCGGTGTCGACCAACCCGTCTGCACACACGCGTATCTCACCGTTGAGGCGATAGGCTTTCCCTGAAGAGTCGAAGTAGTAGATCTTTCCTTTCCGTCTAGCAAACTTCTCAACCCCAAAGATTTCTTGCAGTATTTGTGCAGTAGACACAGACTCGTATGTGCCGTTGAAAGTAAATTGCCCATCAGCATGGAACTTAACGATGTCGGTGTCGTAGTGCTTTACTACTATTCCCTCGCAGTTGTACACCGTATCTGATGGTTCTCTACGCATGATCACCCGCGAATATCTGCGGTTGTGTCCGAAGGGTTTCTCCCCCTTGTGCACACCCTTACTGAATGGTGTCACGGCATCAAAGTGAATGCTAGCCTCTCGATACGATCGTAGTGAGGGTATGTTGTCAGGCATGAAACAATAGGAATGGTTATTCCCACGCGCCCATTTGGTATTGGTTTCCATTTACTTCTCCGCGTTGTTCGTTGCTTTTGTTATAGGGTCGGTGTTGTCACGCAACCCCCCGAAATTGTCAAAGTCCTCTAACTCCATAGCATGTTGTCTTTCTTCGTACTCTGCTACCAAAGCAAAGTCAGCCTTCTCGGTGTCATCCCCGATGACATCGCTGATCCAACAACCACTTGCGTCGAACGCCACTTGCATGGTCTCGCAGTCCTGTGCGATCGCTTCAACAACTAGCGTTGCTTCTTCGCTATCGGGATTGCTGATCTCATCGAATTCAAAAATAACTACAACTCTCATACTCCGTTCCTCGCTTTCCAATGTGAATGGGCTTTAACGATCTCATCTCTAGCATCGGGGTTCTCAATGAACAGCATCAACACATGGCGTGTCATGCGCTCTTGGTGACGCTCGCGTAGGTAAAGGGCGGTTGCTAGCGCACCCCATGCAAACAAAAATATCTCGGTTACTGATACTTCAATCATGCTTCGCTCCTCAAAGGTTTCATATCTCTTTTCATAACTAATCCTCCATAAACATAACAAAGAACACAACTAAAAACACAACGAATGCGACAATCTGACCATTTGTCATTTTGTCCCTCCGAGGTGAACTTCACGCTCTTGAATCCAATAGTGGTAGCCACGCCCATCGTCTTGCTCTTTGTACAAACGCATCGCTTTCTCAGCGTCAATCTTGTACGCAAAGATTTCCTCTAGGTGTTGCACCTCGCTGTCACTTGACCACAGTAAATAAACTACCTTCATAGCACACCCCTTGTTTCTTTCTGATTCGTGTTCTTCAAATCCCTCATCGCCGTAGTCGGCGTGACGAACTGATAGTTGCCTTTGCCGTAGGCTTGCATGATGCACCATGATGCGCGGTCGCTGACCGCTTGCTTCTCCCCGCAGGGTTTGCATATCAGGTGTCCAAGTAGGGCGCGTTTGCGCCCCACACCGTTGTCTCTGCATTTGATACATCGCATGGTGTTGTTCCTTTCCCTATTAGTTCGGTGTTGCCCAATGGCAGACTCTGGCGGAGGCACGCGTGTTGTTCACCGTGCACCAGTTGGTCTTGATACCACGATAGCCAGACTCATAGTCCTCACGCACGCCGTATGCCATGCCGTCAATCATGCTCAGGCGCTCTCTATATAGTTCGTTCCAGTTGCGGTCAAAGGCAATGATGATTGGGTCTAGGCGTTTGGGTGTTTGTTGTGTTGCCGAGTTTGCTGATCTTATCTGCATAAAAATACCTCCAAGTGGGACATTCGTACAAAGTGTATGAATGTCGCTGAACTGAGGGCAACCCATTTGCCCATAGCAGTCCCCCTGCCATGTGGCAGAGCCACATTATACCACAAAAACTATACTGTGTCAAGTGTTTGTCTTTTTTGGTAGGGAAATGTCCCATTTCCCTTCTTCTTTTTTAATCCTTTAGTTCGTATTGTTCGTAATGTTCCTAATGTTCTGTGGGGGGTTTTTTGAAGTAGAACATTCAGAACTTTCTGTAAGTTGTTGATTTATATAGATGTTTGTTGTTCGGGGGGTTATATTGTTCTAATGTTCTATTGTTCTAAAAATATATATACGGAGGTCAAATCAAATATACAAAAGTATTACACATGCTGGAAAGCCCGAACGAATGCAAAAATAAAAAATCTGCTTTTTCCGATAGAACAATAGAACAATAGAACAATAGGCAAAAAACCGTTTAAAATCAACAACTTATAATGTTCCGTTGTTTTTACGCAAATCGGAACAATAGAACAAATACGCGAACATTGCTTAAAAATTGTGCAAAGCGTACCGCGTTGAAATGACCGATCCCTTGTTGAGACATTCAGACACTTTGTCTGAATGTCTCCCTATTCATCATTTTTAAATTGTTTGTTCTGTAAGCAGCATGTAAGTTTAGGGTTTTACTATCTTGATACCAACCATAGGGGTTGGTAAACACTAACTAACTTAGGAGTTATTATGGAAAAGACAATAATCGCTCAGGCGATCCCCACTCAGGCAAATCAGGCAGGTGCTTTGTTTGCGCGTTCTGAAATTGACGCTGATGAAGCATTGACCATGTATGCACGTAATCTTGGAACTGAGCCAAGTTACACCGATTGGATCGCCAACCGCACCGATTGGATCAACGGCTATGTAACAGAGAAACCACAAGCCAAGGGAGGATCAGCAGAACAGGCGTTCACTCGCTTTGCAAATCAACTAAACAACAAGTTTGGTATCGTGACACCTAAAGCACAAACTCAGGCGTCAATCAAGAAAGAGAAAGAACGAGCCAAGAAAGCCGAAGAACTGGCAGAAAAATATAAGGATATCCCAACCAGTCAGATCACCGAGAATCTAAAACAGGCGTATGAATTGCAAGCCAAGAATCCCACAAAGAAATTGGCAACGCTAAAAGAACTAGAGAAAATTCTACGGGCAAGAACTAGTGCAGAAGAAGCCGAGAATCGAGGTGAACTCAAACAGGCGCGAGCCCGATTATCAGAACTGGCAAGGGCTTGCACCGATGTGGAACGCATACAAACAGCATGTGACATATTAGATGTGGTAAACTACGAAATAGAAATTTCGTAATCCCCGAGCCGATCCAGTAAGACCCGAGCCTAACCCGCTCGGGTTTTTTGTTGCCAAAATTTTCCCTACCGCGTTGAAATGACCGATCCCTTGCTGGGACATCCGTACAAATTGTAAGTATGTCCTAACTTAACTGGCTAGGGTTTCCCCTACCTAGGACAAACCCTAATAACCCCGTTTTGTAAGGATGACGTAAGGTGACGAAACGATACTACCCGCACCCAAGGGAAAGGCCCAAGGGATAAACGGCAACAATGGAGGAACACCATGCCAAAAATGACACCAGTAGCAGAGGTCGTACACGCGCTTACATTCGACCAGCGCACCCAAGCATACGAACACGGCGGACGCGCTAGCCGAAACCGCGCCGAAATGCTGGAGATCGCGACCGCTTGCGCCCATACCCTTGGATCGAATCCGACCTATGAGCAATGGACGGAATACGCGACACAATGGAAAGACGGATGGATTCACGACAACCCCCAGCACACCGCCGAAGCCAGCGACACGGCGTGGACACGCTTCGCGAAAACCCTTGACGAATTATTTGGACTGACAAAGCCCAAGAGCACCAGCGCAAGCGCAGAGAAAAAATCCAATGAACGCGCGGAGAAAACCGCGAAGTTATTGGAGAAACACGCCGACACGCCAGCGCACACACTACAAGACCAGATCGCCAGCAACTATGAAAAGATCGCCAAGGCTATCGCGCAAGGGAAACCAGCGAAAGAGAAACGCGAGAACGGCGAAATAGTCGACCTCAAAAAAGAATTAAAAGAGCTGGAAACCGTGATCAAGGCCAAGACCAGCGAAGAGAACAAAGCGCACGGGGAAGAACTAAAGCGCCTACGCGCTGAGGTACGCGAGAAGGCCAGCAAGTGTACGGACGTGGAGAAACTAGAAACCGTCTTGGAGATACTGGACGATGATACCGAACTGTCTTACGTGACAGAGTAACCCAGCGCGCCCAGCGCGCTATGTTATGTCAGCCCAGCCTATGCGCTGGGCTTTTTTTCGTCCTATCGCGCGCCCCCCAGTAACCCCATCGACCAGCAACCCGACCGCCACCAGCGAC